TTACTAGAGCAACCAAAAGTAAAGGCAAAGCGTATCGGACAAACAGTAATGCAACAAATTTCTGGTCAAGACCTCCAAGTCGGCGGTGAAGGCATGATTAAATTTTACGATGACATCCTACCCAAATTCCTAAACAAGTATTCTAAAAAGTGGGATGCTAAAACAAGTAAAATGAATATGTTTATCTCACCAAGAGAAGGATCAGTTCAAGTAAATTATATGGATATTACTCCAAAGATGCGTGAATCAGTAATGACTAAAGGCCAACCAATGTTTGCTATTGGGGCTGGCGGCGCTGGAGCTGCTGCAACTCAAGAGGAAAATAAATGAGTATCCCATCTCTTACAGAACGCTTAGATAGCTTATCTTCTGCGGATAAAGAGTCTAACCAAGTAGTCCCACAGGAGACTCAATTAGATAAACTTATTCCGCTGACTGATGCTGGCCAAGAATTTGAGCCTACACAAGTAGCTGGCTTAGGCGGTCTATTACGCAAAGCAGTTAAAGAAACGCCAATACGCACAGAGCGCCCTATCCTCCCAGAAGGTGTAGACCAAGGTAGGGTAGGACAGTCTCAGGTTATCCGCGAGACAGGAGCTAAAGGCGAAGTCATTATTGAGTCCATGCCGCAGATGCCTACTACGGGTAAACCCTCACCAACTCCTACAGAGAAAGCGGCAGGCGTACCAGAGACCGCATTTAACCTGGACATGATCCAGGATGAGAATGGCGTTAAGCAATTTATTGAGGCCACAGCTAGAGCTTACGGCGCAGACAAAATTGAAAAGATTAGTTATAAGCAGATGGCTGAGGAGCTATCTGTTAGCGGTTACGATGAGGGCTTTATCGCTCGTATAATCGATCCATTGCAAGCGACTAAGGCTAGCCCTCAAGACGCATACAAAATGCAGCTAGCGCTCGTTGACGCAGGCAAGCGAGCCTTTGATTTAGGTGAGCAGGTTAAGGCAGCCAAAGCTATTGGCGAACTAACCCCAGAGCTAACCTCTGCTTTTATGCAGGCGGTAGCTTTAGAGGGTGCCTTAGTCAAAGCAGTACGTGGCCGTCAGACTGACATTGCTCGTACTCTTGGCATCTTCTCTCAAGCTAGGCAATCCAGCGCCCAGCGCGGTGAGATGCTTGAGGCAATTATGAATGAGGCTGGCGGGATTAACTCAGTTCACGACTTTGCAAACAAGTACACAGCTTTGGCCAGCAGCTCTGCTCGCGCCAATATGGCTGAAAGTGGTTATGGCAACACAGTAAGAGGCGTTCTTAATCGGGTAACTGATATAACAATGAGTACATTTATTAATGGCTTATTGTCTAACCCAACAACCCATGCCAAGAATATTGCTGGTAATTTATTCTTTGGTGGCTTACAGATCCCTGAACGCGCCCTTGCATCAGTCATAGGGAAAACCCGTAACTTTATGTTTAAGGGTGGCGAGGATGCAATATCTACAGATGAGCTGTACGCACAGGCTATGGGTTTTTTGCATGGCATCCGCGAGGGTGGTGAGATTGCTGGCAGAGCATTTAAAAGCAATACACCTACAGATCCATTCCAAAAGATAGAGGCAACACGTTTAAATCGTGAGCCGTTTGAAGTTGACTTTGGCGACTCAGATACGGGCAAAGCAGTTAGCGGAGCATTAAGCTATTATGGAAAATTTGTTACTCTGCCAGGGCGCGCCTTAATGGCTGAGGATGAGTTCTTTAAAGCTATCGGTTACCGCATGGAGCTAAACGCTTTAGCCACTAGAGAATCAGAAAAGATGTATAAATCTTTAGTTGCAAGCGGTGTAACTCCTGATAATGCAGCCCGTCAGTCTGCTGACTTTATGGCTGATATGTTGGTAAATCCAACAGCGGATATTCAAGATGCTGCTATGGGTGTAGCTCGTACTGTTACATTTACACGCGAATTAGAACAAGGATTACAAGGTATCCAGCGCGCAGCTCAGAATCCTTTAATTAAGATGTTTGTACCTTTTATTAAGACGCCAACAAATATTGCTTTAGAGGCCATTACACGTACGCCAGGATTAAACTTTGCAAGTCCACGATTTTGGGGTGACTTCAATGCTGGTGGCATTCGCAGGGATCAAGCCATCGCTAGGGTTACTTTGGGCGGCGCCATGATTTACTCGGTCAGCGCAGGGGTATTTGAGGGGCGCATCACTGGTTACGGCCCTATGCGTATGGAAGATAAGAAAGCGCTAGAGGGTACAGGCTGGCAGCAGTTCTCATATGTATTTGATACCAAGGATGTGTCTGAGGAAATGATGGCTCGCTTTGAGAAACTGACTACAGTATCTCGCGGCCCAGATAAGGTGTATATCTCCTATGCTGGACTAGAGCCTATTGGCACCCTGCTTGGTATTGGAGCTACGGCAGGCGAGTATGCTCAGATGACGCCAGGCGGCGATGACTTAGACAAACTGGCGATGGGTGGCACTCTAGGTATTTACCAGTATCTGTCTGAGCAGCCTATGCTACAAGGCTTTAGCGATATTCAAAAGGTATTTAGCTCTGGCTCTAAGGATGGCCCCACAATTTTGTATGACTTAATTGCCGCAGCTAGCAAGCAAGTATCACAGTTTGCTATTGGTGGATCACCGCTTGGAGTACACAGCTCGTTTGTAGCTGGTGTTGAGCGTATTGTGGATCCAACCAAATCAAACACAATGCCTGCTGAGATGAGTACTAAGACTGGCATTATTGACCCGGCTGTACGTGGTTTCTATAGCGCTGTTCAATACTACAAGTCACGCAATCCGCTGACCTCTGACAGCCTGCCACGGGCATTAGACCCAATTACTGGTGAAGTTGAGATGGTAGGCAAGGGCAAACTGTATGAGATGTTTAACCCATTTAAAGAGTCTAGTGGTAAGTATAACCAGGCTAAGGCTGTGCTTGTAGCCTACGGCATACCGATGTATATCCCTAAAAAGTCTATGGATGGTATCCAATTATCGGCCACCCAATACAACCGCTGGATTGAACTGGCCACACAAGATGGGGCTTTGGCAGATCAGATTGCCTATCTAGGTGAGTCGGACTCTATACAAAACAAGGCAGCAGATAACCTTGAGGAGGCGCAATCCATTATCTCTAAAGTGATATCGGATGCCTATTCCAACGCAAAACAGATACTGATTGCAGAGGATCCCGATTTGTTTGACGCAATGCAAGAAGTTAAAGAATTTAAGCGAGACCAAGGTAAATATAAAAGATAGATTTTTTTAGCAAAATCAATTAGATTAGGGAAATATTATGGCTGATTATCCGATATCGAACATAGCAAGGCGAGTGGTCTACACCAATACTGGTGTCGGGCCATATGCCTTTACGTTTGAAATCTTACAAAATACCGATATCGCCGTATATCGCGCTAGTACGTTACTGACTCTGACCACAGATTACACAGTAACCATTAACGCTAACGGCACAGGATCGATTACCCTGGTTGTCCAAGGCACAGGCAATATTACGATTGTTGGCTCAAGAGCAATTCAGCGCACTAGCGACTATACGACAGGCGGTGACTTGTTCGCCAGCACCCTTAATACTGATCTAGACTCACAGACCATCTACGCACAGCAAGTAGCCGAGACCGCAGAGCGTGGACTCAAGGCTCCAGTAGTAGATCCTACAGACATCAACATGACTTTGCCAGCTAAGGCAACTCGCGTTGGTACAGTCCTAGCCTTTAACGCAACAACTGGTAACCCGGAGGCTGGCCCAAGCATTGCATCGTTAGCCACAGTCGCAGCTCAGTCGGCCAACATCAATACTGTAGCTACAAATATTGCAAGCGTTAACACAGTCGCTGGAAATATATCTAACGTCAATACAGTAGCCGGAGTATCTGGCAACGTAACTACAGTAGCTGGGATATCAGCAAACGTAACTACAGTCGCGGGTATCTCAGCTAACGTAACTACAGTTGCGGGTAATAACGCTAACGTATCTACTGTTGCTGGTATCTCAGCGAATGTAACTACAGTAGCCGGAATAAATGCGGCAGTATCAACTGTGGCTACAAACAATGCAGCTGTTTCAACTGTAGCTACAAATATTGCTAACGTATCAACTGTAGCCACCAATATCGCATCAGTTAACACTAACGCTACAAACATTGTTGCTATTCAAAATGCATCAACTAATGCAACTAATGCCGCTACCTCTGCTACTAATGCAGCTAATAGCGCAACAGCTGCACAAAGCGCACAGACCGCAGCAGAGGCAGCTCTTGATAGTTTTACAGACACCTACTTGGGCGCGTTTGCTACTGATCCAACTTTAGACAATGACGGCAATGCCTTAACTGCCGGTGACTTGTATTTTAATACAGGCATCAATCGGCTAAAAGTTTATAGTGGCGCAACTTGGTCAGTTGCAGTAGTTGATACAACAACTGTGGTTGAGAAAACCAGCGCTACTGGCGCGGCCGTTATTCCCGCTGGTACTACTGGGCAACGCGATGCCTCACCAGCCAATGGATACCTTAGATACAATTCCACACTTGCGTCCTTTGAAGGATATGTTGCTGGCGCTTGGGGCGCTGTTGGTGGTGGTGCTACTGGTGCTGGTGGCGATACAGTATTTCAAGAAAACTCTAGGATTGTAACTACTAGCTACACACTAACAACTGCAAAATCTGCATCTTGTGTTGGCCCTATAACAGTCAATAGTAGTGTTACTTTAACTATTCCTAGTGGAGAAAGATTGGTGATTCTATGAGTTCAATTTCAATTGCTGGAGATACGTCAGGAAGTATTACCTTATCTGCCCCAGCCGTAGCTGGTACTAATACTGTTACGCTTCCTGCTGCTGCTGGTTCAGTAATGGTTAGCGGTAATATGCCAGCTTTTATTGCTACAAATAGCGGAACACAAACATATTCTGCAAGCACTTTTACTAAAGTATTGTTTCAAACAGAATCATTTGACACTAATAACAATTTTGCATCATCGACATTTACCCCAACAGTTGCTGGTTATTACCAAATTACTGCTTCAATTAATCATGATTATGCTGGTGCAAATGGAAATATAAATTCTGCTGCTATTTATAAAAATGGTTCTTCTTATCAAATTGCTAGTGTGCGTGGTTCTGTTACTTATGGTGGACAACAAGCAACAGCATTAGTTTATTGCAATGGCTCAACAGATTATATTGAGGTTTATACCTTTTCAAATAATGGAAGCCCACAAATAAATACATCAGGAACTGGCGGTTCAACTTTGTTTAGTGGTGTTTTAGTGAGGACTGCATAATGACATTATACGAAAAAATTATAGCAATTTACCCTGAATTAGTTGTAAGCGATGCTCGCCAAGACGCATTTGCTAATGGAATAATTACACTACAAAACGATACAGACGGCAAAGGCGATTACATTAAGTTTTGGAATCACCCAACACTAGCTAGACCTACAGCAGAGGAGTTAGCATAATGGCATCTACTATATCGGCTGGAACTACAAGTGGAACAGCTATAGCAATTACTGGTGATACTTCAGGTGCTTTAGCTTTATTAACTAATAACGGAACTACTGCGGTAACTATTGATACATCACAAAGAGTAGCTTTTGTAGCTGGCACAGCCGCACTTCCAGCTATTACTACTACAGGCGATACCAATACAGGTATCTTCTTTCCAGCAGCCGACACTATTGCCTTTACAGAAGGTGGTGCTGAGAGTATGCGTATTAACTCTAGTGGTACGCTTCTTATAGGTGCAACTTCAAGCCCTGCTGGTACACAAAGACTTGTTTTAACTGCCAATGGTAGTGCTGGTATTGAACCAATGCTTTTAATGAATTGCGTTCAACTGCCGCAACAGAAAATTATGTTCTTTTTTATAGAAACGGCAGTCAAGTAGGTGCTATTACAAATACACTTAGTGCTACTGCTTATGTTACTTCATCAGACTATCGCCTAAAAGAAAACATTGCACCTATGGTAGGTGGTTTAGCAACTATTTCGGCACTTAAACCTGTTACATATACATGGAAAGCAGACGGCTCAGACGGTCAAGGTTTTATTGCACATGAACTGCAAGCCGTTGTACCTGATGCAGTAGTTGGTGAAAAAGATGCAACAGAAACTTACACCGATGAAGATGGCAATGAACAAACAAGAATTAAGCCACAAGGCATAGATACTTCATTCCTAGTAGCTACATTAACTGCCGCTTTACAAGAACTAAACGCTAAAGTAGATGCACAAGCATTAGAAATACAAGCACTTAAAGCTACACCATTACCAGCGGAGAATACATAATGCCTATCACGATTGACGGAACAGGGACAATATCAGGCGTTAGTGCTACTGGTATTACTACTGCACAGACAGTAAGTGCTACTAACATTACTACTGGTACTTTGCCTTTTGCACAATTGCCAACGGGTAGTGTATTGCAAGTGGTTATGGCAACACACTCAACAGAAGTAACAAATAACACAGATACTTATGCTGATACTGGTTTAACTGCCACTATCACACCTAAATATTCTACTAGCAAAGTATTGGTTTTAGCTAACAATATGTTTTCTAAATTTACAAATATTAACGCTGGCGGGGTTGCAAATATTGTGCGTAATTCTACTCAAATTATTGAGTATGCAAAATTAATTGGTTACACAGGAACAACAAGCACCGGTAGTGCAGCCGCAAGCGTATCTTATTTAGATAGTCCTGCTACAACTTCTGCTACAACCTATAAAACTCAACAAGCTAGGTCATCAGGCGCAGGAAATGTGCAAACTCAATCAAATGAGGCTTTATCTACAATTACATTAATGGAGATTGCCGCATGATTGCTTTATCTTCAGCAATTTTAAAACTTTATCAACAAGTTGTTGTTGTTCGTGGCGAAATTGCCTATGATAGAGAAGGCAATGAAGTCCAGTATGACTTATCCGTAGTAACTGCACAAGCACAAGCTGATGCACAAGCAGTCATTGATACAAAGGCTTCTGCACTAGCTAAACTAGCTGCACTTGGTTTAACCCAAGAAGAAGTAAAGGCTTTGGTAGGATGAACTTTACATTCACATGGATACTAGATAAGTTTGGGCTACAACCTAAATTTGAGGTTACGCCTGTTGCCAAAAAAGCTACGACTGTTGCCAAAAAGAAACCAGCGGCCAAGAAAGTAGTCGCTAAAAAAACTGTACGAAAGAAAGCGTAATCATGGCAAACCTGACAGAGCAAGAGATCGAGGACATTGTTGAGAAAGTAACTGAAAGAGTTATCGAGAATGTCTATACCTCTGTTGGTAGGTCAGTCGTTACTAAATTATTTTGGTTTGTTGGAGTTGCCGCAATCGGTCTGGTTACTTACCTTGCTGGCGTTGGCCACATCAAGATCGGCAACTAATGATAGAGACTTTACTCGGCTCCCTTTTGGGTGGTGTATTTCGCATAGTCCCAGAGGTAATGAAACTGATTGACGCTAAGAATGAGCGTGAGCACGAATTAAAAATGTTAGACCGCGAGATGGATTTTGCCAAAATTAAAGGTGAAATCTCCATGCGCGAAACCCAAGCCACCTTGATGGGTGAGGAGCTGGTTTCAATGACCGAGGCTATCCGCGAACAAGGTCAGACCGCAAGAGCTGCTGGTAAGTTTGTGGCTGCCATCTCTGCTTTAGTTAGACCTTTAGTTACCTACTGGTTTGTCGTTTTGTATTCTTTAGTCAAGATCGCCTCTATGCTGATGGCCTACCAGGCTAATGGCGATTGGAAACAAGTACTCATTACTAGTTGGAATGCTGACGATATGGCGTTACTAATGATGATTCTTACATTCTGGTTTGTTGGCCGAGTATGGGAACGCAACAAGCAATAGACATAGCCGCAGAGCTATGTAAACGCTTTGAAGGTTTTAGAAGTAATCCATATATCTGCCCGGCTGGGTATCCAACCATCGGATATGGCACAGTCTATAAGCCAGATGGCACCAAGGTAACACTACAAGACAGCCCTATATCAGAAGAGACGGCGCTCTCATGGCTGATGCAAGAGTTAACCAACAACTACATGTCTGGAGTTTTAAGGGCATCCCCCAGTCTTATTAGTAATCCGATGGCTTTGGCCGCGATGACTGACTTTGCTTACAACCTGGGCGTTGGTAGGTACCGCGCCAGCACATTGCGTAAGCGCGTAGATAATCAGGATTGGGATGGAGCCACAATAGAACTACACAAGTGGGTCTATGGCGGCGGTAAGAAGTTGCCAGGGCTTGTCAAACGCAGACAGGCCGAGGCAGATTTACTAACTAGCGTCTAGCATAGCCTTACGCTTTTGCTTGTGTGCTGTCATGCCAGCCTTTTGAACTGCACTTAGCAAACCTAAGACATCAGCATTAAGAGTATTAAACTCGCCTATCTTGCTGGCCTTAATCTCTTTAGACAGTCTAGACCTAGCAACCTTATCAGCCATATCGTTGTAAGACTCCATCCAAGACTCAATACCCTCACAAACAATGGCATCCTTGCCGGGGATATTTAGCATGAACGTGCCAGGCTTTAGCAAATCATTTGACACTACGGGTAGCGGAGCATCCTCCATTGGTGGCACAGGCATCTCTTCAAGTGTTGTATTTTTGATACAGTTATCCAAAACTTCTGGCTCTGAAATTGACAACAATGGGCTAGAAACGATGGCATCTAACGGGTTATTAGACATAGGTTTGATCTGTCTATTAATAACCTCGTCCACAGGCATGTCCTGAGCCTCCTCAGCGGTGATTAAACCTTTAAGGACATCAGGGAACGCATCTCTTAAAGCAAAGCCTCTAGCGCGCATCTGGAGCATTCTCTTGGGATACTGAGACCAAGGCCCTTGCTTACCCCATAGACCAGCCCTCTTGGCATCCTCTACAGAGTACTTAGATACCACCTCAGAGCGGCCTCTGCGCTTTACTCGGCAGATAGCCACAGGATTACTAGTGCCGTCTCCCTCGATACTTTCTTGCACATCCTCGCATACTGGGCTGGCCTGTACTAATGCCATTGCTGCATCGCCATATACCGATGGTTTGCCATTGATGACAGAGATATTTTGCAAAGCCTGGAGGGGCGCGAGACCGATCTCGTAACCCCATTGGACTGCAACAAGCACATCCTCTGGTTTATTTTGATAGTTCTTTGGAACCATCTGGGATCTAGAAAGCATATTGCTAAACTCGATAGCCTCAGTCATGGTTTGTGGGGCAAAGCCCTGGTGTTTTACTAAACTCATTTTGTTAATTCCTTTATTGAGAGTGTTGATTGACGAATGGTGTAAGCCTCTTTTGCTGGCGTAATCTTTGCCAGCTGGGCTTTATATGTACGGGTAGGCCATGAGATCCGATACTCGCCAGCTATACCAGCGGTATTGTTCTTAAGCATTCCCATAATCTCGGTCTGTATCTTGGAGTTTTCCTCTTCTGCATTTATAATTTTTACCTTGTTTTGTATAAATAACTTAATCAGCTCTTCTGCATAACTATCCAGCATTACTGGCTCATCATCTGAGCCTGATGCCCAAGTCCTTGCGGCATCCTTTGGATTAATCGGCGGATAGTAATCAATCTCGCCTGTATTCCTATACCGATCTATCTTGTCCTGGAATGTCTTAGATATCTCTTCGATGAGCCGTATTGTGGGCAAATGCGGCTCAAACAAAAAGATCCGCAACTGCGTACCCTGATAGAGCGTACATACCGCGCCCCAACCAGCTTTCATGATTGACATTTGGGCTTGCAACTGTATAGGCCCACGATACAAAGGCAGCACATCCTCAGCTGGCATTGACGTTAGCTTGGCCTCCAGCACGCCCATACCATCGAGCGTGATCGAGTCCTTGCCAACCACATAAATGCCATTTTCTGAATCGCTGACAATGGTCTGACCCTTGCCGTACGCTGTGCCATCTAAAGAGCAGCTGAGAGGCCACTTATCGTGAAAGAATGCCGTATGGTAATCAATGTTTAGATCCTTGCAGTTCAGCCTGTTTGCGGCCTCCAGCAAAATTGTAGGCTCCATCGTATTACCCCACCGCATGGCCTCGTTAGATATATCAGCCTGTGATATACCATTGATACTATCAATAGATGAAAGCAGCTCATCGTTGGGCGATCGATACACGCTCATACCGCAGACCGCTGGTAGGCGGCTGGCTGAGAGCATATCGTTTGGCGTGACTTTTCCTACCATATCAAATCTCCGTTTCGGTTTTAGATTCAAAGTATGCTGACAGACTGATAGCGTAACGCGCTACCTCGGCGGCCATGTCACTTGCGGCCTCATTGTTATTTGCTTGTGCGGCCTGGTGCATTAGTCGCATGAGCTTGTCAATGCGTAACAAGTATTCAGAGTAGTCCATCATTTTGCCCTCTTCATAGCAGCCATAGTTGGCGCTTTCTTAAGCCAATAGCGTTTCCACTTGTGGCTCGGTCTATCTGGATCGTGTTCGTATTGATCCTCAATCTGCCAGCCACAAGAGCGCAGCTGATGGATGTAATGCGCTAGGCGCGTGATGCCATAAGACTCAATGGCGTGCCAGCTGGTAATGCCTGTGCGTCTACGAGATTTAAGGTGGTTCATTACATGTTCTAGTTGTGTGTTCACTTCAGTTTCCTTTCATTTAAAAAAGCAATAGATCGGTAGTATTCCCAGCGCTTTTGATACTCTTTATCTTCCGATGGTGGCACCCATCCGGTACGCTTTAGCGTACGCATGATGTCGGTTTTGACGGCTGAAATATAAGGTGACTCCATATCATCTAAATTCATACGGCCACCTTGTGTGTTGGGGTTGGGATAGGATCTGCCTCAACACATCCAGACAGGGCTACGATTACGACAAAAGCAATGAACGCTAACGCGCCCAGCACTTTGTCGAATGTGGAGTCCTCCGACTTGTACAAGTCTTTGGACGATTTGTTGTGCTGATTAAACGACTGCATAGTTAACTCTCCTGATAAGTTGTGCTACTTGGGCTGGGTGCCAGGTCTCATTGCCCCTGGCGGTCTTGATGCCGCGTAACTGCAACTCTGCGGCTACATCACGCAAGTTGGAACCAACTTGAGCGAGGATACTTTGTAATGCTGGCGCTACTCTGAATGCAAAAGCGTTTGCTTTGGCCTTGATGGCCTCTACACCCAGCTTAGAGCCGACTTCTGGTGTTGGGCAGCCTAAGACAGTACCGCGAGCTTTGGCAGCTGCTAGAGCTGCTTTAGTGCGCTTGCTAATCTCTTCACGCTCATGCTGTGCAACCACAGCGCGAATACCAAACTCCAAGGTGCCAGCGTGTGGCATATCAGCTGCTAAGATCTGCACGCCAGAGTCGCGCAAGGTAAG